TTTCCCCGTCCCTGCTGAAGATGAAAGATTATTTCATAACGCATCTTTTCCAGAGGGGCGGGGTCCATTTAAGGAAACTGCATGAGAGTATCAATAGACGAACTAAATGGTTCACACCAAGAGATTATATCTCCTGTAATTGATTCCTTTATTCATCTATTGCCCAGTTGGGTTGACAGTCTAGTAGTGGCTTACGAAGAGGACAACCCTGGGGGCGCAGCGTGTGCTCCGTACAAACCTTATCGAAGAGTATGCATATTTATATCCAAGGAGTTGTTGTCCGAGGGCACAGAAAGAATAGAGAGGTATGTGGCTCACGAGATAGCTCACGCATACAACGAGGGTATACTTAGGATTATCAATGAGTACTTGCCCTTACTAGGAATTGACGATGAAGTTGCGAGACTGTTCTATAAAGCGACACTTGATGCTGTAGAAGAACAAACCGAGGACTTGGCTATATTATTTTGTAAGGAGGAGTAAGTATGAGTAGGGTATTATGTATAGGCGATTTGCATGAACCATTCTGCCTTGATGGCTACCTTGAGTTCTGTGTGGATATGTATAATTCATGGGACTGTGATAAGGTTATATTCATCGGGGACGTTATTGATAATCACTTCTCATCTTACCATGAGACAGACGCAGATGGTCTGGGTGGCATGGACGAGTTAGAACTGGCTATTGAGAAATTAAAGCCGTGGCACGACACTTTCCCTAATGCAAATGTGACTATCGGGAACCACGACCGAATGATTATGCGTAAGGCGCAATCCAGTAACATCCCCACTAATTGGATAAAGGATTACAAAGATGCACTAGACACACACACATGGAACTTCGTTGAGCGTGTTGTCGTTGATGACGTTCAGTATATTCATGGTGAGGGTGGTACAGCACGTAGCCGTTGTATCAAAGACATGCAATCCACAATTCAGGGACACCTGCACACACAGTGCTATAACGAATGGAAGGTCGGCTCAAGAGCGAGAATCTTCGGAGCACAGGTAGGTTGTGGGATTGACAAAGACGCATACGCCATGGCATATGCCAAGAATTTCCCCAAGCCCGCTATCGCTTGCCTAGTATGTATCGATGGCGAAACGGTGATTAACGAGATGATGCCACTATAGGAGACTCCTAATGGCTAGAGAAGAGATGTACAAATATAAGGAGACTGTAGGCTATGACGGAATGTCAGGAATGGACAGGGAGATATATGACCTATATCGAGCATTGGACGCATACGAGGCCCACAGTTGTCTTTCTGGATTTGATATCCCACAGTTATCATTAGTGTTTATGGTTGGGTGTATTTGTGGTAGACTGATAAAGAGACTCGTATGACCCCAGAAGAAGAGAAGTTAAGAACAAGTCTATTGCTAGACTTCGTATTGTTTGCCAAACACATCCTCAAGATTAAGACTAAGTCTGGGGGGATTCTTCCGTTTGAGCTTAACAAGGCGCAACTCTACATTCACTCTATTGCCGAGCAGCAGTTGGAGGATGTGGGGTATATCCGCATACTTATCCTGAAGGGCAGACAGCAAGGGGCATCTACCTATGTTGCTGGCAGGTTGTTCTGGAAGGTTATTCATTCACTTGGGCGCAACGCTCGTGTGATTGCCCACAACACAGACACCTCTAACATGTTGTTCAATATGACACGTACCTTCTATGACAAATGCCCAGAATGGATTAAGCCTACCACACGCGCAGCATCAGCCAAGGAATACGACTTCGACTCCATTGACAGTAGCTACAGGGTATCAACCGCTGGGTCTGCCGAAGGGGGTCGTGGTGGTACGGTTCAGGAGTTTCATGGCTCCGAGGTTGGTTTCTGGGATAAGGCAGAAGAGATATTCGCAGGTATGATGCAGTCAATCCCTTCTGGTAAAGACATGGGAGGGACAGAGGTGTTCCTTGAGTCCACCGCTAATGGTCCTAGGGGCAAGTTCTACGACCTGTGCATGGATGCCATTAATGGAAAGAACGAGTATATCCTTGTGTTTACCCCGTGGTTCTGGCAAGACGAGTACTCCACCGAGCAAAACCCCAAGCAGAAGGCGGTCTTAGACGAGGAAGAGAAGTCATATCAAAGGACTTACGACCTCACTGTAGAGCAGATGCTGTGGCGTAGGTACAAGATATCTGAGCTTGGAGAGAGCAAGTTCAAGCAAGAGTACCCTGCTTCTGCACAAGAGGCGTTCGAGTATTCTGAGAAGGGTTCCTTCTTCGACAGGGAAAAGGTTATAAACTGCGCCAAACCCAAAGACCTTACGAGGGCTCATGTGGGTGCTAAGATTGGAGCACTAGACCCTTCTGGTGGTAAAGAGAAGTCTGATAGGATAGCAATAGGGTACGGGGACGATATAGCTATACGAGAGATACGGTACATGAGTATGCTAGACCCCACACAACAAGGGCGCATGGCCGAGGACTACATAGATGAGCGGGGGCTAGACTACCTCTGGGTAGACGCTATCGGTGTTGGTGCCACAGTATACTCCAACCTCATGCACGGCAGACATCGGAATAAGATTAGACCATTCATATCTTCTGGTAAGACCTCCACGTTCATTGACGGGAAAGAGGTGTATGGGAACCGCAGAGCTGAGGCTCACGGGAAGTTCAGGGATTGGATTGGTAATGGGGATGTGTATGAGATACCTGACAACCAAGAACTCATAAACGATATATGTGCTCCACTAGAGACTGTCCACAAGGTTAGTGGTAGAATCATGGTAGAGTCCAAAGAGGACATGAGAGACATCAGGGGCATACCTTCCCCAGACGGTCTTGATGTGTGTATAATGATTAAGTGTGAGGAACTGAGAAAGTCCTTGACAAACCGAGCTCAATTTGATACAGTCTACGTTGACTACGACCCATTAAATGAGGGATTATAATATTATGAGTGGAATGCTTAGCCCAGAAAAACCTAAAGAAGTCGATGAAGGAGAGGTTTCAGCAGACGTTAATCGTCAGCGTGAAGCAGCTATGCGTAGATCCCGTATGGACCAAAACACAACAGTTGCTGGGGCATCCTCCGCAAAGGCAAACCTTTTCCGTAAAACACTTGGACAATAATCGATGCCCCCATCTTCTGAATTTATAAAGTACAGCAAGGTATACCATAAAGCAAAAGGTGATCGAGGCAATACGGATAATCACTGGCATGAGGCTGCACAGTTTGGCTCCCCACGAGATCGCATCTTTATCGAACATCGCACTCCTGGAACCAAGCTACGCCAAAGTCAATACGATGAATCTGCTGAGCTTACATTAGACAGAGCTACTTCTGTTCTTATGTCTATGACCTCCCCTAAGCACCAACGCTATTTCGGGTTTGAACACGTCCCCGACATCTTGTCTGGGGACAACGGGTTCGATAACGCCAAGCAAGACAGTCTTGACCGAGCAGAAGATATATTGTTCGAGGCACGATACCGTCCCAAAGGTAGTTTCTCAGAAGCAAGATACCAGTACATGCGAAGCCTTCTTGGCTTTGGTAATGGTATTGTTTTCTGCGACAAGGGACCAGACCGCTCCACACCTATCACCTACCGATTCTGTCACCTCTCCAACACGCACATCATTGTTGATGGGTTAGACAACATCACAGGGGTGTTCTATTCCAGAGCACTCACAGCCTCACAGATTGTTTTCGAGTTTGGTAAGGACAATGTACCAACCACAATCTTAGAGCAGTCTGAGCGCATTGAGCAGTTGGGTAGTCAAGAGAGCGGAGAGAAGCATACTGTAGTTCATGCAGTCATGCACAACGAGTTCTTTGACCCACGTAGCCTTAACAAAGAGAAGATGAAGTACACATCAAAGCACTTCCTTGCCAACAACAAGGATGACCATGGGTTCTTACGTGAAGGTGGTTATAGAACCATGCCTTACGCAATCACCCGTGACGAACATCTTCCAAACGAGATTTACGGTCGAGGAACACTTCAAAAGATACTCCCCGCAATCAAGATGATTAATCAGCAAAAGCGAACACACATCGCTGCTGGTCATCGCATTGCCACACCTGCACTACTTCTGCGCGACAATAGCTCAATGAATGTTAATCAGATTAAACCGAACTCCATAGTTGCAGGAGGACTTGGGTCTGACGGTAAGCCTAACGCAGTGCCACTTTCTCACGGAGTTAACCTAGAAGTCTCAGAGGTAATGCTACGAGACACACGCGAGATTATACAGAAAGCATTTAACATGGACTTGCTTGTGTCCAACATGAGCGAGAATCGTGACCGCATCACAGCGTTCGAGATTGCTACTCGGTCACAAGAACAAGCACGTACAATCGGACCGCTTGCAGCTAGAGATGAAGACCAGTTCCAGAACACCCTTGTAGAGCGAGAGCTTGACATCCTCGATATGGATTGGGGAGCCTTCGATGACTTTGAAGAGTTCGACAACACTGAGTTCAATATCGTATTCAAATCCCAACTCAGCTTTGCACAGAAATCCGACGAGGTACTATCACTTACACGGAGCTTCGAGTTCGCTCAAGGTATCGCACAGTTCAAGCCAGAGATTATGAATAAGTTCGACTACAGTGAAGCTATGGATATTGTTGGTTCAGCTAACGGTACTCCAGGAAGAGCGTTCATTTCCAAAGAAGAATACGAAGCTATTAATAATAAAGAGAGAGAGTCTCAGGAGACTGAGGCAATGATGCAGAACGCTGGAGGAATGGCGCAAGCCGTAGACATACTAGGAGGTTCACCAGATGCAGGGGCTATCTAAGCTAGGGGAAATGGTAACACGACCATTCAGGAATCAGAAGCATATTGTTAACTCTTACAAGACTGTGTTCACTCCTGAGGGGTATTTAAGCGAGGATGCCAAACTTGTACTCGGTCATCTCGGACAGTTCTGTGGTTGCGAAGTCACAGACTATGGTAGTGACCCTACACAAATGGCGAGAATGTCAGGTCGGTTAGAGGCTTTCAACTGGATTAAGAAACATGTTCAGTATAAAGATACGTTTAAACTAGAGGAAGAAATTAGAGAATTCGAGGAGATTTATAAAGATGAGTGATTTTGCGAGTATGGGTGAGGGACAAGCCACAGAGGCCCCCGCTGCGACACAAGGCAATACACCAGAGATTCAGTCCATTGTGGATTCTGGGGACGGACCAGACTATTCATGGGCTGGTGATGTCTCGGATGATGACAAGGGTTGGCTTGAAAACAAAGGGTTCTCTAGTGCAGAGGAGGCGATTAAGTCGCACCGAAGCCTTGAGGGATTCCACGGAGTTAGTGCAGACCGCCTGATGAAGCTACCTGATGATGGTGGTGACATGGGAGACATCTACAACAAGCTCGGCAGACCAGAGACAGTAGAGGGATACAAGTTTGAGGCAGAGGGGTTTGAAGAGACTCAACTGACTGGGCTATTAAAAGAGGTAGGACACAAGCATGGGTTGACAGCCTCGGCTTACACAGAGATTGTCGGCAAGGCTCTTGAGATGGAGACTGCTTCACAGCAAGCTATCCAAGAAGCCAAGACAGCAGAGTATAACAACGAGATATCCTCGATGCAGAGCGACTGGGGAACTAAGTACGAAGAAGTCCTTGGTTCAGCAGACCGCGCAGTACGAGCACTGGGGATTAGTGATGAGCAACGAGATGCAATCGTAGACTCTATGGGTCCACGGCAAGCAGTTGAGATGCTTAACAAGATGTACTCATCCCTTGGTGAGGACGTAGTGGCTTCAGTAAACAACGAAGAACCTTACGGCAAGACACAAGAAGCAACTGAGCAAGAGCTTTCTCAGTTAATGCGAGATATTGGTAACGACCGTAAGCGCAAGGATACATTCGACACCAAGTCAGGCGAGGACTACGCTAAGTATATTCGACTGTCAAACACACAAGAGCAATACTACCGAGACTAAGTAAGTGAAAACCACTCTATTAGAGTGTTAACATATTGGACAAGGCATCGGCCCCCATGACAGATGAGAAAGCTCATCACCCAAAGAGCGACCCCTTTTATGGATAAGTCGATCAAATTGTAACTAAACTATAATTTATCGAAAGGTTAAAATCATGGCTAATGCTATTGACACCCTGTACACTAAAAAGTTTACAGATGTTCTGCGTTTAAACGCACAACAAGAAATGTCGTATTTCCGACCTGGAGCAGTAGAACAATCCTGCTCTGGCGAACATGCGAATGTCGTTGACTTCGTTGGAAAATCAACTGTTGCAGAACGAACAACTCGTGGCGAAATGAAAACTATCGCTGACAAAGACCACTCAAGACGTTGGGTCGAACCACACAACTACTCCACTGAATCAGATATTGTTGACTCCTTGGATATGTTACGCACGATGGTTGATCCAACTGGACAGTATCAGGCTTCTCAGCTTGCTGCTATGGGTCGAAAAATTGATGATGACTTCATCGCTGCACTTCACGGAACTGCTAAGACTGGTAAATCTGGTACTACAAGTACTGCATGGGATACCGCTCAAGACGTTGCCGCTGGTGGAACAAACTTTACTATCGCGAAAGTACTTGCAGGTATGCAGTTGCTTCAAGAGAACGAAGTTATCCTTGGTTCAAAGTCCGAAGATTTATTCATGGCTTTGACTCCAAAGCAATTCACTAAGTTCGTTGCATTTGACGAAGTTAAAAACGCTGACTACGGAAACACGTTCTACGACAAGAACCGCTACGTAGTTGACAACTGGCTTGGTATCAACATCATCGTTACCAACCGCCTTGTAGATGCTTCTGGCTCCATCTCCACCACTGCTTCCGCTACCCGTGAGATCCCATTGTGGACCAAATCGGCTATGGTATTCGGTGTATGGAAAGATGTATACGGAACCGTCACTCAATCCAACGACCGCAAACAAGAGCCACAGCTTATTACGACTTACGCTGACTATGGTGTTGCGCGTGTTGAAGAAGAAAAAGTCATCAAAATCATCGTAGATGAAACTGTATAGGAGATTTGAATAATGGCTAATACACAATCTGCACATATCGCCTCTGTTAAAGGCTCTCCACCAGTCATCAGCAAGCATGACGCTGGAGATGGATCTCCTTCCGTAACTATCTCTAGTACGGTTGAGTGGACACCCGCAACTGGCGATACATTGGAGTTGCTACAACTCCCTGTAAACGCAATTATTCACAGCCTTGAACTGGCTAGTGATGATCTTGCGACTACCTCTATCACCGTAGATGTCGGTCTGTACGAGAATGGGGCCGGCACTGCTGCTGGAACCGTTATCGACCTAGACTGCTATGCTGATGGCGTAAACTGGGATGGCGTAACAGCCTTCACAAACTACCGCTACTCGGCCCTTGGCATCGAAACCGCAGGAGATAAAGTTCAGGAAAATGCTACAGGCTTCACTGAAGCTGAGGCACTTGAACAAGGCTCTGTGACCCTTGCGGTTACTTGTGCGGCTGCTACTGGTGGTCAAGCTGGGACTGTTAGTTATATCGTTAACTACACTTCCGCTTAATAAATAGCACCCCTCGCTGAGAGGGGTGGGATCTTCTCCTCCTTGATCCTGCCCCTCTCCTTTACAAACTAACGGAGATATACTATGGCGAGTTCCATGACAGAGTTAGACGTTGCTAATAGAGCCCTTATGAAATTGGGGGCTTCAAGCATTTCTAGTCTAGAAGAAGACAAGAAGGCTGCAAGAGTTATGAAAGATATTGTTGCATCTGTCAGGGACCAGTTCCTACGGGACAATGTATGGAACCCCGCTGTTGAACGGGCTATACTGTCCAAGTCTTCTACTGCACCTGCATGGGGTTGGGCTTCAAAGTATCCACTACCCGCAGACTATATCAAGATGATTACCGTTGAATCAGGCAGTGAAAGTGCTCTGAACATCTATGTTGATGGTGACCAACCTGTACCTGTCAAGTATCGCATTGAAGGTGGTTACATCATGTGTGACGAGACTGGGGCTTTATGGGTACGGTACGTCAAGAGACTGACCGACATGACCCGATATGATTCAATGATGATTGAAGCCTTGGCTACGCTCTATGCTAAAGAGGCATGCATGGCTATCTCTAACGATATCTCATTAAAGAACCTACTCTATGACGAGTACAGGATGCTCCTCGATACTGCCAAGAAACAGGATGGGTGGGAGGACGGCTCCACAGAATATCAAGAAGACGAATACATTGCGGTAAGACGATAATGGGTAAGCGAATAGTCTCAAAGACTTCATTTAATGGTGGTGTTCAATCCCCTCTGATTAGAGGCATGTCTGACGCACCTAGAGGAAACTCATCTTTTCAGGCATCTAACAATATGATACCTATGAAGTATGGTCCCATTGCTCGAAGAGGTGGGACTGAACTCGTTGCAGAGAGTCTCGGTGATGTGGGGGATAGTAAGCGCAATCAGCTTGTGCCTTTCAACTACAATGACGAGCAAGCATATATACTAGAATTCTCGGCAACCGTATCCAGTAAGATTAAAGTATACAAAGACAAGGCTGTTGTATTAAATTCCTCCGCTACCGTAAACAGGGGGATTAACGGAATTCCTGCCGTAACAGCTGGAAACGATATTGTCGTAGAGGTAGACGGGGATGGCACAACATACACTACTGGAGCACAGGTAGTTTTAACAGGGCTTACAGAGGCTGTCCACTTAGAGGGTGTTACGGGTACAGTTATATCAACAACCACTGGACCAGATACAGTAACAATAAGTGATTTTCCGCACTTAACAGCAGAGACATCAACCACTGGAACATTATCTCAAGTATATGAGGTAGCCGTTCCTTACGTAGCATCAGATATGTTTTCGTCAGATGGTACATTCCTTCTTGATGTAAAGCAGTATAATGATGTAATGTACATCTGTCACCCAGATTACCAGACAAGAATACTTACCCGATCTGGGGACGATAGCTGGTCTATATCTATAGCGGAGTTTAAGAAGGGACCGTTCCTACCTGACAATATAGATAAGAACAAAAAGCTAGACTTCACATCATGGGAATCCGCCTCAAGCACCTTTGG